TTAAGAAAAGCAATTATGAAAGAGAAACCCGAGGCTATAGAGGAATTTAGAAAGATAAAAAAGGCGGTAGATAAAGCATTGTCTAATTTTTATCAAAAATATGATTTATAGGAGATAATCGAGAGTGTTAGGCTTAGTATACGTCCACACCCATATAGTAAAAAAGATGAAAAAATGATAATGAAAGTTGTAAAGGACTATGGTGGTAAACTCGAAGATGTGGGAGATAAAGGAGCAACATTCATTTTCAACTCACCAACAATGAATGATTATAAATTAGCGCAAGCACTTAGAAATGCAAAACTAAAGAATTATGATGTTACTGAAATAGGATAAACATGGCACGCACTTACCGAAAACCGGAACTAAAAAAGACTTACAGCTCAACTTCTGATAACAAGGAATTTGTTAGAGCGGAACAGGTTCGTCATGATAAAGACGATGTAAAAGACCTTGGAATTGGGTTAGAGGATATTGATGAAGCATTTAAGTTCTTTTTAACTGATATAATTAAACCACATATAACTGAAGGCGGTGAAAGAATAAAAGTGCCGGTGTTATATGCAAATTCTGATAAGTGGGTCTCAATACAAAAAAATGGCGTATTACGTGATGAAAAAAATAGACTAATGCTGCCATTAATTGCATTTAGACGCAATTCAATTGAAGAGAGAGCTGATCTAAAAAGATTGGAAGTCAAAAAATTCGATAATGATGCTAGATATACATTTTCAACTCAATATAACAAATATAATAGCTATAGTAAATTTTCAAAATTAAATAATGTAAAACCAGCAAAAGAATTTTATACAGTAACAATACCAGATTATGTACGAATTCCATATGATGTGATTATTTGGACGCAATATAACGAACAAGTTAATAAAATTATCGAACAAATAATATTTCATGAAGGCAGTGCATATGGTGAAAAATATAAATTCACAATTAAATCTGATGATTTTACGTTCGAATCTGTAAACGAAACAGGACAAGATAAATTGGTCAAATGTACAGCTACACTACACGCGAATGCCTACATAGTACCAGAGGATGTTGGATTTATTACAAATATGAAGAAATCATTTTCACCACAAAAAATAGTATTAACTGAAAAAGTAACGGACGATATCAACCAAGTATCAGCTCCAGCGAATACTGTGAAGAAAAGTTACATTTCTAGTGAAAAAATTAACGAAAAAAACAGAATAAATTGATTTTGAAGTTTTTTTCTTATATATATAGATGAACAATTAATCAAAAAAAACAAAAAATTTATGGAAGAAAAAATTAAGTTTTCAGAAGAAGAATTATCCAAATTAAAGGATATTCAAACTGAGTTTGCAAATATTGTTAGTAATCTTGGCCAACTTGAAGCACAAATTATTAACATAAACAATCAAAAAGGATTTTTAATTGAAAAATACAATGAAATCCAGACAAATCAAAATAAACTAGCACAAGAATTTAGTGCTAAATACGGAACGGGGACATTAGATCTTGAAACAGGTGAGTTCGTTCCACAAGAACAAACGGAGTAAAAATGAAAAAATCTGAATTCCGAGAATTAATACGAGAAGAAGCTAAGAAACAATTAAATGAATACGCACTAGATGCATCACATAGACGCTTAAATGAATCTATAAAACATTATGTTAAAGAATACCAAAGTGCGTTCGGTGATGAATTTTTACATGAAGGAATAGCACAGTCATTAAAAAGATTCGTACCAGCAGACCAAGTTAAAAAGATAAAAGAATATTTATAGTAGGAATTTAGAAAATTAACAAAAAAACAAACATAATTAATAACAAAAAAGGAGTTAAATAGTGAGTAGTGAAAAAATTATTTCTGCTGGTGTATTTACCAGAGAAAATGATCAATCTTTTTTACCACAAGGAATAGGAGAAATTGGAGCAGCAATAGTTGGTCCAACCGTAAAAGGTCGAGCATTGGTACCGACGTTGGTATCATCTTATGCTGAATACCAGGAATTGTTTGGTGATACATTCGATTCGGGTAGTGACTCATATCAATACTTGACATCAATGTTAGCCGATAGTTATCTGAAATATGGTAATAATTTATTGGTAACAAAAATATTAGCTGGCAGTTATAGTGCAGCTGATAGTCAAATTCCAAAAACCGGTAGTCTTTGGACAGATGCAGAGAATGTAGCTGCATCAGCATCATTTACATTATATACACTGGGTGATGGAGCTATTTTGAATAGTACAAGCTCAATCGGCACAAATAACCTATTATCAAGTGGTTCAAAAGATAACTTCCAGTGGGAAGTATCAAACGTAAATAGTACTAAAGGAACATTTACATTATTGATTCGTCGTGGTGATGATAATATAAAACGTAAGGTTATTCTTGAACAATGGAATAACTTGAACATGGATCCAAAATCATCCAATTATATTGTAAAAAGAATCGGAGATCAAGTATATACAATACGTGATTCTGGTACGACAACACCATTCTTACAATTAAGTGGATCATACGAGAACAAATCAAAATATGTACGCGTATCAATTAATAGTACATACCAAACACCAGATTATCTTGATGAAAACGGGAACGTAAGAAAACCAGAATATAGTGGTTCACTACCAGGACCATCAAGTGGATCATTCGCAAACGGCTCAGACGGTAATGTAAAACATCCACAAAATTTCTATGAAAATATCGCAAACGCAAATACACAAGGATACGATCCTAATGTAGAAGGCAGCGGTAGTACAGCATATTTAGATGCTTTGAAAATTTTATCAAATCAACTAGAATACGACTTTAACTTACTATTGTTACCGGGAATCATCGACAACCAATCAAACCATGAAGCAGTAGCAACTAAAGCAGTTGATGTATGTGAAGATCGTGGTGATTGCTTCTGTATACTTGATCCATGTATTTATGCATCATCAATTACAGATGCAACTACTGAAGCGGGGACACGTGATACAAACTACTCGGCACACTACTGGCCGTGGGTAAAAATGCCAGATATTCAAACGGGCAAAAATGTGTGGGTACCAGCGTCAATCGCTGCAGCACGTGCATTTACATTCAATGATAAAATCGGTTATCCATGGTATGCACCAGCAGGTCTAAATCGTGGAGCATTAGATAATGTAATATCAGCAGAAAGAAAACTGACTAGAGGTAATTTAGATGATCTATATGATGCTAATGTTAATCCAGTAGCAACATTCCCAAGAGAAGGTGTAGTAATTTGGGGACAAAAAACACTCCAAAAGAAAGCATCGGCACTTGATCGAATTAATGTTCGTAGATTGTTAATAGCAGCTAAGAAATTTGTTGCATCAAGTTCGAGATATTTAGTTTTCGACCAAAATACAACAGCATTAAGAAATAAATTCTTGAATATCTGTAATCCTTATTTCGAGGACATACAGAGTAAACAAGGACTTTATGCATTTCGTTGTGTTATGGATGAAACAAATAATACATCTGATACTATTGATCGTAACGAATTACATGGAGCAATATATCTGCAACCTTCTAGAACAGCGGAATTTATTTTAATTGATTTCAACATTTTGCCGACTGGCGCTGTTTTCGCTTAACATACACTAAAATAAAAACTGAGAAAAGATGGTAGAAATACCATCTTTTTTTATGCAAAACTTGTTTTTCTCAACTAATAGTATTATATTCGTACTACAATACTTTCTTAATTTTCTTATATTTATACTAAAGTGGAGCATAAATGAAATTGAAGGATATTCTCAGAGAATCAAAAGAACGAATAATAGCTAATGACATATCAGATTACTGGAGAACACATATTGGCAAATGGTCTCCAATATTATTCAAATCAAAACTAGAAAAATATATAGATGACGTACTACAATATCACAGCGTAACATCAGATGATTTACCAAAAAAAGTAGCTGACTACTGGTTTAATAAACTGCATGGTACAACAAATGAAAATTCCATAAAACAAAAGATTAGAAGCTTTATTGAAAAGGAGCTAAAAAAATGAAAAGATCAGAACTAAGAAAATTAGTACGAGAAGAAGTTAAGAAAGCGCTTTTAAAAGAAAATTCTAAAGAATAACTGATAGATAAATTACTAAACACAAAATATGCGGACGATGATCCAAAATACGATCAATCAAATTATAAATATCTAAATAGTTTGCCTATTCAGAAGTTGAAAAAGATGATCGACGACTGGGATGATTATGAAGAAAGATAATATATGAAAACATCTGAATTCCGAAAATTAGTACGAGAAGAAATTAGAAAAGAATTAAAATAAGTGGAGTAAAACAATTAT